GGCTAATTTAATAAATTTAAATTTATTATTGATATTGTCAATTGGAACTTGACTGTATTTATAATATTTTTCTTTAAACTCATATATTTATTATTTATATTGTTAATTGGAACTTAACTATATTTATAATATTTATAACCCTTTTAAACTTTAATTCTCAATTTTCTTTTATTAATTACAATTTAATTTTACAACATTTAATTTCTCGATTTAATTTTACTTAAACACAACTTTGTTATTTAAACGCTTATTAAATCTTTATATTTATATATCAATTATTTTACTAATAATCATGGCTTCTAATACAACAAATATTGAAACTTTAACCAATACCGTTAATATCGGTGTCCATGATTCTACCACAATGGTAAATCCGCCCCCAACTGCTTTTGATCTAGCTGCTGAGGGCGGAAAAAGTCAAGTCGTTAGAGACTTGACGGAAGGTTTGTTCGAGATAGAAACAGTCCCTTGGGCTGCAGAAACTCGTGGTTCTACATTACATTCGGTTGTGTTGCCTTCTGCTTTATTTGAAAATGAGGGTATTCCGCACTTGTCTTATTTACGGAATTACACTTACTTTCACACTGATCTCCTATTAAGAGTTTCAGTTTGTGCTCCATCTACAACTTATGGAACACTTATTGCATCTTTGTGTTTCGGTCACGCAGAGATGAAACCTAAAGAACGTAAAGTTCGTTCTTCACGTATGGCCGTATTCCAACAGCAAAATGGTATTTTGCAAGCCTGTGCTAATTCGGTTGTTGAATTCAACATACCTTATAAGTACTTTAAGTCTTGCGGTTTGGTTAAAGATGGTGATAACCAGTCCGATGGTAAGTCTATGGTAACGTTACTGTTGACTGTTAACGATCCGTTAACTTCGACTTTGTCAAGTGATGTCACTGGTGATGTCAAAATTGAGGTAGGTTTTAGAAACTTAGTTGTTTCTGGTATCGTAGCCAACGAGTCTAGCTTTGTTAAGCTAACTAATTCTGACTCTTTATGTTTAAATGAATTGGCTACTGTTTTAAGATCTAAAGCTTCCACTCTTCCGTTGAAGTCGGATGGAGATCTTTCGATTGACTCTCTTGTCAAAAAGGAAGGTTTTCTTAAAGACTTTACCTGGAGAGCTGGTTGCGCTAAAGACACCCAGCTTGGCAGCATTTATGTTATGCCTTATACCATCAGCGAAGACTTGCTTCACACTGAGGCTGTAGTTCACAACTTGGCCCAATATGTGCTACCACCTATTTCGGTAGTTAGTAGCATGTTTAGATCATGGAGAGGTTCCCTTGTTTATAGAATAAGAGTTCCTCGCTGTGAATTTATTTCAGGTAAGTTGCGTGTGTCGTTTATTCCATCTTCGACTTTTATAACATCTTTTTCGCTTAAAGCCTTAAAATCAGCCTGTCACGCCGTTTTTGATCTAAATTCTGCTGATTACTTCGATTTTGAAGTTCCTTTTATAAGTGACAAACCTGTTAATTCCACTACATCTTATGGTTTTACGGGTTATTTGGTTTTATCAACAGCTTCTCGTTTAAATTCTAATTCAGTTTCTACTATGCCTGATTTAAATGTCACTGTAACAGTTATGGCTGGCCGTGACTTTGAACTTGCAGTTCCAACTCAACCGCGTATTGGAACTGGTTATAGCTTAGTTAAGACCTTTGATAGCACTGGTATTGTTAAAGATACTGTGTATTATCGTACTGGTTTCCTAGGCTCAAGCAGCTTGGTTTTTGATAATCAAGTTTTAGTTTTTAAAAGTTCATTATTAGACACTGATTTAACTCGTTTTAATGTATCCGCTGGCACTATTTATCGCGCTCGTAAAAGATTAGTGCAGACTGTTGATCAAACAAGCAGATCATATGAATACTTTGTTGTTCCTCCATCTAAAGATGGTTTTACAGATTATTTAGCACCAATCCGCAGCAGATCTGAATTTAGAAAAGATCCTCTTAATAAAGATAATTACTTTGTAGCTGATCATTCATCTAACTATGTTGATTTATCAACATTAGACTTATTTGTGTATGAAGCTGGTAATCAAGCTTTAGCAGCTTTTGGCACTCCATCTTTAGGTGTCAGCAATCATTTAGGTGAAACTTTTACCAGCATTAATGAGGTCTTGCAGCGTTATTCTCTTTATTCGTTAGGCGAATTTTCAGTTTTGAATACGACGCAAGTTGGAGAGGTCTTAGCATCTATTCCGGTGCGTCCTGAGTCTTCAGTAATATGTACTGATAATCAGGATTGTCGCCGTTTTATTAGAGACGGACCTATCTCCATTATTTCCTCAGCTTATCGTTATTTCAGAGGTGAAATTACTTTTAAATTAACTTTCTTTAATTACCCAACAAACTATGAAATAATGATATTTCATGATGTTAGCGCTCAAGTTAACGTCAATTTAATTGATCAGCCAAGAATGTTATCACAAGATTCTATTTGTTGCGGAACTGATGCAGGCATCACTCGTAACTTAACTATTAATAATACTGTAGACATTACAATACCATATTATAAAGAATTCGACTTTTTAACTTTAGGAACTGTCGATTACACTCAAGATAAGTTAGACTTAATAAGCTCCATGTTCAATGGCGCAATTAAAATTGTTTCAGGTTCTCCTGTTGTGTCTAATTTTAGATTAAAATGTAACGTGCAGTTTGCTTTAACTGGCTCGTCTGGTTATAATACTTTTAATGGTTTTTATTCCATGGTTAACTGTGATGATGTACCAAAGATGCCTATTCCGCAGGTCGGATTAAGACACTCAAGATCTAATTATATAGAGTTGCCTAATACAAGCGTTTTCTCTCAGTTGGACTTAGTTAGCACTTCTCCAGCTACTAATGAGTCGTTTGTTTCTAGACTCTTTGGTTATGATACAACCGTTGAAAAGGTTGATAAAGTTTTAGATCAAGTTAATGAAGTGCTTCAAGGTGTCCGTGACGCTTTTGGTACTGTTGATGAGCAGGTCTCATCTCTTATTGCATCTTTAGTTAACAATTTTGCCCATATGGCTTTTTCTCAAAATTACATCGGTACTTTTATCGTTTCTTTTATCGGTGTATTGCGCGAACTTAAATTAATTAATTCTTATACTTTAACTGATTTTACAACTAAATTACAAAAATTAGCAGAGATTTTTATTGCTGCTATACTCCCTCGCTACTCGAACAACCACCCGCAGGGTAGCGAGCCTGGTATGGCTACCAATGAATCAAATTCTTTTGGTGTTCCTGAAGAGTTTAATGATGCAGAGATTGCTTCTTTATTTGCTTCACTTGTCATCTTGATAGGAGGAGCTTTAGGTTACTCTTTTTCAGGCTCTCCAAAAGTTGGTTTCTTTTCTAATAATTTTGTTAGAGGAATCAAGGACTTCTCTACTAGTGTTAATCCTTTAATTACTTTCTTTAAAACTTCTATGTCAGCGTTTATGAAAATTGTAGATTATATTAGACTCAAGATGTCTCAAACTCCAGAAGATCGTGCTATTCTATCTTTAGATAGTAATCATAAAGCTCTACAAACTTGGTATGCAAAAGCCATTAATTTATTAGATCCAAGTAACAAGATGAATGTTAAACGTTCTCCTACTCTCATTGCTGAAGTATATATGGCTCAGGCTTTTGGTCAAGCCGTTTCTAACGTTTTGATAGGCGGTAATTCCATTGGTCTTGGCACTGTTGCTTCTATTGTGAGAGACATTAATAATAAGCTTTATGAGTTTGTTGACGAACTTACTAGCGAGTGTTTATCTCCTGCTGTTCGTTTTGAACCATTCTTCTTACACATAACTGGTGGTCCAGGTGTGGGTAAGTCGTTTATTTCTAAACGTCTCGCAATTGATGCTCTTGACAGTATTGATGTTAAGTCAATTAACCCTATTTTTACAAGAACTTCTGGTACTCAGTATTGGAATGGTCTTTGCACTCAAGAAGTTATTTATTTCGATGATCTTGGTCAAGTTAAGACTCCGGAAGCCAACGCTATTATGATCCAAGACATCTTTAATTTAAAAACTAACGTACCTTTTAACCCTAGCATCGCTGAAATCAGTAATAAGAAATTAAGACCAAATCCTTTCCTTCTCTTGGCTGCTTCGAATACACCTTTCTATAATCATTTGTCTAGTAGTATGATTAGCATTAGTGCTTTTCATAGGCGTCGTGATATGTTAGTCGACGTTCGTGTTAAGAAAGAATATGCAAATGAGAATGGGGGCTATTCGATAGCGAAGATGGAAGGTAAAGAAGAATTACGTAAGAATTATGGTCATTTGGAATTTTACATATATGGAAACTCGATTGATTCGACCCAAGAAAATGACGTTAAACAGAAGAAGGTTGATTATGTAGATTATGCTGAGTTTAAACAGATACTTCAGACTAAGTTTAGAGAATATTATAATAGGGAAGTTCAGAATTTTAGAAGTAGTTTAGAAATGTTGCGCGAAATTGCTCCAGAGGAGGCTATTGCTACTACTCCATCATATTGTGAATTTGCTACAGATTATTTAGATTCGCTTAGCGCTATTGTTAGAGCTCGTTATGAAGAGTCAACTCGTGACACAGTTCTTAATCCAACGCTTGGAGCTGAGAATTCATATTCTCCAACATCAAATTTAGAATATATTAGAAAACGCTATAATGTTTCGACGCCTGGTGCGGAGGCTTCCAATGAAGCTGATGATGAAGATATTTTCTTTGAAGCTGAGACCATTCCGAAGGCGTTTGCGCTGGATGAGTGGCCAGAATTAGAAGGTACTGATATTACTTTCCTCGAGGAAAGGAAACGAGTCGGTCTTGCCTTCCATCAGATGGTTTTAGCTGATAAGCAGCGTAAGCCGCACCTTACTAATGGCGGTAGAAATTATCATATGTATATGTTTGATGTAGCGCGCAGTAGTGGATCTAATATTTTTGGAGGTCGTTTGTTAGAGCAGGCTCTACCCGGCGACTTCTCCTTTGTTAATGAAACCCAGTATAAGAAAGGTATGGAAAGGTTCATCATGCATTTACAACTTCAAGCTATGGAATATTATACTTGTATGGATGATAACATAGACAAGAAATGTCCTCATTATCGTATGATGTTGCTCGGAATTGAGAAGTTTAATTACGACTCAGTTAATAAGCGATTCGTTGGATCCTCTCTTTATAGTTTTGTTGATCCGTTAGACAAATTTTTCTCAGCCTGTCCATGTGATTTCGACACTTTGGATGGTACTTGTGCATTGCGCGATGAATATTATTTAGCTGAATTTTTGTCTGTAAGAATGCCCGCAACTAGATGTTATCTCCCTAGTGAAAATTGTTTAACTATGCTTGACCCTATTACTGCTAATGCTTGGCTTACACTAAGTATTTCTACCACTTGGTTGCCTACTCCTTTCATTGTGCAGGTGCTATTGAGAGGTTCTCGTCCTTCGCGCCCAGAAGATCTTGCTGGTCTTCGTGCCCGCACACATGTTAGACATATGATAGGTGTTAGTTCTCATCTTTTTAACATCATGGTTGATGAAGCTAGGATTAAAATTCAGCAGATGTATGCAGCACTTAAAGGTAGAATGAATAGCGTTCTCGCTTTCTTATGGGAGCACAAACATAAATTATTGTTTGGTTTAGGTCTTATTGTCACGGGTGTGGCTGCTATGTATGGTCCAACCATCATAGCCCAGCTCAAATCTTGTTTTGTAGCAGGTGTTTGTGCTGGCGGTTTATTCAGAAGTTCTTCTGCTAGTCATGAAGAAGAAACTCCTCAGCCACAACCTTTACTGTTGAACCGTGACCGTTTAGTTAATCAAGGAGCTGGTATCTCCGAAGCTGGTGCTCAGTTTAAACCTAAATCTAAGAAAGAAAAGAAGAACAACCGTGCTCAAATGAAAGATGCTTTTAGGGATCAAATGTTTACATCTGTTTTAGACGACGACTATTTTGTTAACAATGAATCTGAAGACGCTGGTCTCACTATGAAATTTTGTAATAATGTATGTACTTTAGACGCTGGCGTCTTAAAAATTAATTGCACTGCTTTAGGTGGTAGGACTGTTGTTACAGCTCGCCACTATTTAGATCAAATGGTTTATTTAGCCAAAAAACAAAATAATTTAAAAATTAATGTACTTATCGCTTCAGTTCCTGCCGTTACCATTGATTGGTCTCGAGTAAGAGTTATGAGGCCGAAAAGTTTTTCTACTTTAGCTTTATTAACGTTCCCTAAGAACATTCCTCAATTTTCTAATATTATTAAACATATTATATCTGAGAAAGAAGCTCAGTATGTATCGCCGGCCGATACTTATTTATTAGAAAAAATAAATTCTGTTAATTTTATTACTAATGTAACTACGCGCGCTTGTCCATCTATTGATATTGCTGCTGATCAATTTACTCCAGCTAACACGCTATCTGACTGTTATACTTATAACTATGGTCGTAAGGGAGCTTGTGGTAGCCCACTAGTTTCAAGAAGTCCATATCCTCGTATAATTGGTATTCACGTAGCTGGACGTGATGGTCGCCATGGTTATTCAGAGCCTATAAGACGTGAGCAATTTGAGCACATCTTAGAAGCCGAGAACCATGGTATGGTAGTCGAAGATACGTTATCTTTTCCAGCAGTTTCTGATGATCATCAGAAAGTTTCTTTAGATGGTACTTTTATTTACTGTAAAACTATTAATGACGCATTCGAAGTTAGAATGCCTACTCAAACTAACATTGTTAAATCGCTTATGTATGACACTATTCCTGAAATCCCAGTTGAGGTTGAACCAGCGCCATTGTGTCACAAAGATGAGAGAGTAGCTCACTTTGAATTATCTCCTTTAGAAGCTGGTATAGCTAAAGATGGTATTCCACCTTTACCTTTCAATACTGATGTAATGGAAGAAGCTAAACGTGATTTGTCAGAGAAGCTTTTAGCAGTTTGTACACCTGTAACTGTTGAATTGGGTAGCTCTCTACTGACCGATCAAGAGGTCTATGCTGGTATACCTGGCTTAAAATACGCCAAAAGCATAGAACGTAGTTCTTCAGAAGGACTACCTTTACAATTGTACCGTCCACCTGGTGCAAAAGGTAAAGCTTGGTGTTTCAATGATGGTAAAGATCAATTTGTAGATGAAACGCTTTTAGAATTCAAGAACTATCATCCTTATCTTGAGAAGCTTCATAATGACAACATGAAGCTACGTAAGAAAGGCATTGTTCCAACTGTTATTTACAATGCATGTTTGAAAGATTGTTTGCTACCATTGGCAAAGTGTAGGAAAGAAGGTGGTACACGAGTTTTCTCTTGTGCTAGTTTAGAAAATATTATTGCTATGAAGAAATATTTTGGTAAGTTTCAATGGGCTTACTCTCACAATCGTCCAAAGAGTGAGTGTAGTGTAGGTATTAATGCAGATTCGAGAGAATGGACAACTCTCTACCAGTATCTTAATGAGATACCGGAAGGTAACTATGTTACCGGTGATTACAAGAATTTCGG